GCGATCATGGCACGGTATGCAAATCAACCTCCCTGTTGATTGTTGAGTATTCCCTTACCGCCCGATACATCCCACTTGTGTCGGGCGGTTTTTTTATGCCATATTCGGATTATCACTGTTGGGGTGTAGGGCTGGATGTCGATTACTCCCCTGAATAACGGCATCCGGCCCGATCCCTCAATGCCCAACGTGAAAGGATAGCCAATGCAAATCAGTATGGAATCGAATATCAAAGAGTTCTCGCGTGGGATGGATAAGTTCCAGCGGAAGCAGATTCCATTTGCTGTCAAGCTGGCGTTGGATGCAACGGCGTTTGATGGTCAACGTGCGGTCAAGGCAAACATTGAGAAAAAGTTTATACTGCGAAACAAATGGACGGTTAGCGGCGTTCGGGTAAAGAAAGCGAATAAGGCGCGTTTGATTTCGTCTGTCTATATGGCAAGCGGTCGCGACTATATGATGCGGCAAGAGACGGGCGGAATCAGGACGCCAAAGGGTAACAGCATATCAGTGCCGCAAAGGGTACGGGGTAAGAAGTCAACTAAGATCAGCAAGGCAAGACGACCGACAACATTACTGAATAACACTGCGAAGTTCTTCAAGGTTGACGTTGGCAACGCTGACCCAAGGTCGCGCCACCTTCCCCCTGGTATTTATCAGCGCATGGGTGGTAAGAAGAATCGCAAGTTAAAAATGATGTACGCAAGCGAACCGCGAACGGTATATAGAAAACGATTCGGTTTCGAAAAAACCATGATCGGTATCACTAAAAATAAGTTCGGCAAAAATTTACAGCGTTCGTTTGATCGCGCCATGCGTACAGCGCGGAAATAAAAGGTACTTGCTAGGGTGATCAGTCAAGGGTATTTCGCGACGGCGAAAGTTTTTTAGTCACAGAATTTTTTAACCATTACACATTCACAAAGGCTCCCAACGTGAAAATCAAACAAGTCGAAATAAACAAGGTCATTCCATATGCCAGAAACCCGCGCAACAACATAGACGCTGTGTCGGGCGTGGCGGCGTCCCTGAAGGAATACGGCTGGCAGCAACCAATCGTCGTTGATAGTGAAATGGTTGTTGTCGTTGGTCACACCAGATTGCTTGCCGCGCAGCAACTTGGATTTGAAAAAGTTCCCGTTCATATCGCCGCCGATCTTTCGCCACAACAGATTAAGGCGTATCGGTTGGCGGATAATCGCGTGGGTGAAAATGCCGAATGGGATATGGATTTACTCAAGATCGAATTTGATGATTTGGAAGCGGACGGCTTCGATCTGGACTTAACAGGATTCAGCGCTGGTGAAATAAGCGTTGATTTTGATGACGATGTTGCGGCGGGTGCTGATGGTATTGTTGAAGCCGATCCAGCCGAAAAATGCAAAAGCTGTGGAAAATAAATAGTGGCTGATAACACGCAATCCGCCGACACGATGGCGAAGTTGTTGGATATATCGCCGCGCCGATTGCACCAGCTTGTTGATATGGGGGTAATGCCAAAAGAGGGGCGCGGCAAATATCCGCTGGTCAAATGCGTTCACGCTTACATTCATTACTTGCGCGACATCAGTTTAAAGTCAGACACGAACGCGCCTGATGGCAAGATCAGTCACAAAGAACGATTGACGAAAGCGCAAGCCGACAAGGCGGAAGTTGAAGCATCTATTGTATCTGGCGCGACGGTGCCGATTGAGGCTGTCACGCAAACATGGACGAACGCAGCCGCCAACATGAAATCGCGGTTGCTGTCGATCCCGTCGAAATCCGCGCCACTGGTCAACGCAGCCCTGACGGTTCAGGAAGCGGAAGCAATAATCAAAAAACAAATATTTGAAGCGTTGGAAGAATTATCGCAAGGCGAAATCATTGTTGAACTATCAGACGAATCACCAGAACCTGACGCCACCACTTGAGGCGTTGAAAGGTATCGTTGCGCCACCCCCTGATTTCACGGTCAGCGAGTGGGCGGATTCGGTGCGCCGTCTGTCGCCGGAAGCCAGCGCGGAACCGGGGCGGTGGAATACAAGCCGCGCAGAATACCAGCGTGGCATGATGGATGCTGTCAGCGATCCGGCGGTTGAATCTGTCGTTGTGATGTCTTCCGCGCAGATCGGCAAGACAGAAATTATCAACAACATTGTGGGATTCCATATAGATCAAGACCCCGCGCCGTTGCTGTTATTGCAGCCGACGTTGGAAATGGCACAGGCATGGTCGAAAGATCGGCTTGCGCCAATGCTGCGCGACACAACCGCGCTTAAAGGCAAGGTGAAGGATGCCAGGGCGAGGGATTCCGGCAATACGATGCTGCACAAAACCTTTCCCGGCGGTCATATCACGATGGCTGGTGCGAATAGTCCCGCATCACTGGCAAGCCGCCCGATCCGAATTGTGCTTTGCGATGAAGTTGACAGGTATCCTGTAAGCGCGGGAACTGAAGGCGACCCCGTGAACCTTGCGAAAAAGCGTTCAACAACATTCTGGAACAGGAAACTGATTATGGTTTCAACTCCAACGGTGAAAGGCGCAAGCCGTATTGAGGCGGCTTATGAAGCATCGGACCAGCGGCGGTACTTTGTGCCGTGCGCCGATTGCGACGAATGGCAGATTTTGAAATGGTCACAAGTTCAGTGGAATGACGATGATGTGACTTCAGCGGAATATTGTTGTGAACATTGCGGATCTTTGTGGAACGATGCAAAGCGGTGGGCGGCGGTCAGGGAAGGCGAATGGAGAGCAACGGCGGAATTTAAGGGCGTGGCTGGATTCCACCTGAACGAAATATATTCGCCGTGGGTCAGAATGGCGGATATGGCTGCGGCGTTTCTGGAAATGAAGAAGCTGCCCGAAACGCTTCAGACGTTTATCAATACTTCGCTTGGCGAAACGTGGGAAGATTCGGGCGAAACGGTTGACGGTTCCGGCCTGATGTTGCGCCGGGAAGCATACGACAAGAACGAATTGCCTGAAGGCGTGGTTGTTCTGACCGCTGGCGTTGATGTTCAGGATGATCGAATAGAAATTGAACTTGTTGGGTGGGGGCTGGACGAAGAAAGCTGGTCTGTCGATTTTACGCCAATATACGGCGACCTGTCGGCACCAGCTATCTGGAAGGAATTAGACGAATATTTGACGCAAACCTTTGATCATGCGAACGGCGTCAAGCTGAAAATCGCGTCGGCCTGTATTGATTCGGGTGGTCACTATACACAACAGGTTTACAAGTTCGTCAAAGGCAAGGCGGGGCGGCGCGTTTGGGCAATCAAGGGTATGGGCGGCGGCGTCTCCCGGCCCGTCATGGGTAAACCGACCCGCAACAATATCGGCAAGGTTCCGCTGTATCCTGTCGGCGTCGATGCTGCGAAAGAAATGGTTTATTCACGGCTGAAGATCGAACAGGCTGGACCGGGATATTGCCACTTTCCCCAACTGCCGGAATATGAAACTGAATTTTTCGCGCAAATGACGGCTGAAAAAATTGTTACAAAATATGTAAAAGGGTTTCCGACTCGCGTTTGGGTCAAAACACGCGCACGAAATGAAGCGTTGGACTGTCGCGTTTATGCGATGGCTGCGCTTGCGGGATTGAACGCGAACATGGCGAAGCTGTCGGCAAACCTGAAAGCGGAAACGGCGGAAAAAATCAAGACTATTGCGCCGGAACCAGAAAATGAAGTAAAAACGATGAAGCGACCTAAAAGGAAAGCGCCGCGCCGGGGCGGCGGCTTCGCACAGGGCTGGAAATAAATGGCTGTAACACCACCGACCAACGAACCGCAAACGCTTATCGCTGGCGATACCTGGGCTTGGACGCGCAGCCTGTCGGACTACAGCGCGGCGACTTGGACGCTGACATATTATTTCAAGAACGCTTCCGCAAACTTTTCATTTGCTGCGTCGGCAGACGGCGCAACACATAGCGTTTCCGTTGCGAAGGCAACGACGGCGGCTTATGGGGCTGGCACATATTCGTGGGAAGGTTACGTTGACGACGGCACAAGCCGTTATCGCGTTGACTATGGAACGCTTGAAGTTCTGGCGGATATGTCTGCCGCCGGGAACCTTGACAAGCGTTCGCACTGGAAGATCGTCCTGGACAATGTTGAAGCGGTAATTCAGAACCGCGCAACACAGGATCAACTTTCATATTCGATTAATGGCAGGGCATTGCAGCGGATGCCTATTGATGATCTGTTGAGGCTATATGACCGCGCAAAGGGTGCCGTTGCGAAAGAAGAAGCGCTTGACCGTGCGCGAAACGGCCTTGGCGCATCCTCAAAAATCAAGGTGCAATTTAACTAATGGGAATTTTTGATAGATTCAAAAAACAGCCGGAAGTTCGGGAACGAGTCGCGCCGAAACTTCGCAGCATCCGCAGCTATAACGCTGCGGATTCTTCGCGCTTGTTGGCTGATTGGATCAGTCAGGGCAAGTCGTCAACCGCTGAAATCAAAGGGCAACTGAAAACACTTCGCGCCCGTTCGCGTGATATGGCAATAAACAACGACTATGCTGCGCGGTTTTTGCAGATGGTTGGCGATAACGTCATTGGGCCAAGCGGAATCAAGCTGCAAGTCAAATCACGCGACGGCGGCAAGCTGGACAAGTTCGCCAATGACCAGATCGAAGCCGCATGGTCCAAATGGAGCAAGCGCGGCGTCTGCACGGTTGATGGTCGGCTATCGTTCCGCGATGTTCAAAAGCTGATTGCCGAAACAACCGCACGGGATGGCGAATGTCTGATTCGTATGGTGCGCGGCGTTGATGCAAAAAACGACTTTAATTTTGCATTACAGGTTTTGGATGCCGATTATCTGAACGACGATTATTCGACAAATGACGGCAGCGCAGAAATGGGCGTCGAAATGGATTCGTTTGGTCGGCCTGTCGCGTATCACCTTTGGTCGGTTCATCCCGGTTCGGATCGGGCTTATAATCGCGCCAAAACGCTGCGGGTGCCTTCGGCTGATATTCTCCACACGTATGTTTCAAAGCGGCCTGAACAGGTTCGCGGGGTGCCTTGGATGGCTTCCGCAATGTTCCGGCTGAAGATGTTGGGCGGATATGAAGAAGCTGAAGTTGTCGCGGCCCGTCTGGCGGCTTCAAAAATGGGATTCTTCACAACGCCAACGGGCGAGGAATACATTG